CCCTCTTTAGCAACAGCCAGATTAAATCCAACCTTTGCGCCTTCTGGAATTATTAAGTCCAGAAGGTTTTGCATGCCGTTGCTAGATTTAATACTTACATCGTCCCAATCTTGTGAGGCGGTAGTGATAGCACTCAACTTTAACTGTTGTTTTTTTGTAATCTTTTTTGTCATAGTAATGTAGTTCCTTATAAAAAATGTTAGTCCACATGGACTAACAAGGTTATGGCCGATATTGGCCTTTCGATGATTGTAGTAGAACATGTTTAGACGTGATTTACAACAGATGTTCTGACACTATTTAATAAAACTTGTTATTATTTGTTACTTTTTACAATCATTCATTAGCTCACCGCGCCCTTTGAAACTGGCATCAAAAAGATTAATCGCCTTTGGCTCACCGCGCCCTCTGGAACTGGCATCAAAGAAGGGAGAGGCCGAAGCCCCTCCCAGTTGATTATTTCCACGCCACCACTCTTTTGATTACTTTACGATCTAGTTCTTTATGTGTACGAGGGAGATCAAACTCTTCTTGGAAAGCTCTTGTAAAGATTTCCAAAGCTATACTTGCGAGTTGACCGTCTGGTACGTTTTTAGCTCCCGGAAGAAACTCTCGTACCCATTCTGGTAATGGAGTCATACGTAAATCAGATCCATTTTCGTATTCTACGGATATTTCTTTTTTACGTTCATACTCATAAAACCATTCCTGAAGCTCTGCAAGTTGATCTCTAAACAACGCCCCTTCATTACACTCATCACAATGTTTGTTTGCTTCTTCTTGAGTGTCGAATTGTATAGCGCCTTTATCTTCGCTATTTGTTACTAACCATTTTACTGTTACGCCGTCATAGAATCGATGTGTTTTATATTTAGTCATAGTATGTAGTTCCTTATGTAAGCATTAAGAAAAGCCAAAAAGCGAATGTTGCAAGTACAGCAGTTATATAAAGCGATAAACTTTTCATAATAGTTCTCCAATTGTGGGGAAGACCGAAGCCTTCCCCGTGTTGATTAGTTATTCGTAATGTTTTGTTTCTAACCCACCCACGTAAAGTATAGTTGGCATCCTGCGACTATTAGATGTGTGCCAATGGTGTAGATTCCTATGTACATCCAGCCAACGTATCCATCTATGTGATGTATGCCGATTATGGTGAATGTAGTGCCGAGAATGATTGCGATTATTGGAATTAATTTACTTAGCATAGTGTAGTTCTCCTGTTGTGTTGTTAATGATTGTATTAAAACACGTTAACACGTAATTATCAATAGATGTTCTGACACTATCTAATAGAATATGGCATTATTTGATAGGAATTAATAGGGGGTCTTTTTTCTGGAGGCCAATTTTTTTAGACCTACCTTACCCCCATGACCCCAATATATTATTATGTCAGCGGTCATCTATATAAATACTATTCTGCGCGAATATTTCGGTATTTTTTGAGTTTTCCAGTACAATTCCGCAAATAAAACCTCGGATCTGCCATATGCGTATATATGGAAACACCCCCCTTTGGAGTCCCAAACTACTTGTATACTTTATATTTTGTTGTTATATGAGACATAACAATTAAGATTGCATACGTTTAAAAGGGGAAATAATGGTAAAAAAAGATCCAAAGGTAGGAACAGGAAAGAAACCTAAAGGATCAGGCAGACGCTTGTACACGGATGAAAATCCTAAAGATACCGTCTCTATAAAATATGCTACCCTTGCCGATGCAAAAGCTACCGCTGCTAAAGTTAAACGTATAAACAAGCCTTATGCTAGAAAGATACAGATTCTTACTGTAATGGAGCAAAGAAGTAAGTTTGCAAATAAACCAAGACAAGCTCAGATTGCTCGTAAAGCAAAAGAGGAATTGAGAAAAAAGCATGGGGCTAAAAAAACGAAAAAGTCTTAAAAATATGAGTATAATTGTAGAACCAGAGCTTGGAGTCCCTCTTGTTTCAGATACTCCTTATTTAGATCTAAAAGCACGGGCTGAGTATGCCTGTAACACGGCTGCAAAGTTACAGGAACATGGTTTAAAATTAGACCCTACAAAAGAAGATAAGGATGTAGCAGCTAAACTGACTTTGGCATATGCTAAAGATCCTGAAAAAACATCTAAAAAAGTTACAGCTAAGAAAGCAGCGACACTTACCCCTGCATCTTTGCTTATGACAAACAGTATTTTACAGGAGTTTGGACAGTCTGTTGCAGATAGCGCCGTACAGATACGACATATGGTTACAAACAAGTTAGTGTTAGAAACAGATAATCCTGACCCAAGAGTACGTATCCGTGCGCTTGAGTTGTTAGGCAAGATTTCTGATGTAGGACTATTTGCAGAGAAGTCAGAAGTAACTATAACGCATCAATCTACAGAAGACCTGAAGGACAAACTACGCTCAAAACTAGCAAAACTTGTCAATCCTGAAGACGATAATATTGTTTTAGATGGGGAAGTTATGGACATTACTTCAGAACTTGGTTTAGACAGCGCCGAATAGGTTATTATAAAGGATTATTTAATGCCACATTACACAAAACCTCTTAATAAAGTCATTAAAGGCTTAAAAAAAGCATCTAAATTACACACTAAACAGGCTCGTACTTTAAGTAAGATACAGAAAGACCAGAAAACAAGGTATAAAAACAAACACGTTTCTAAAACAAAGCCTAGAAAAAGAAAATAAATATGCCAAGTAGTTTACAAAATCTATCTAATGATTTTGAGGATCTTGATATTCAGGATCTGTTAGCGAACTTGGATGGTTTCAACCAAGATGAGCTAGCTGAAATAAACGTCCTTGTTGATGAGCTAGCAACAAGAAACCATAACGAAAAAGCGTATAACGATCTCATAGAGTTCTGTAAACGTATGCAGCCTGATTATATAGTAGGTAAGCACCACAGGATTCTTGCAGATATGCTTATGGATATAGCAGAAGGCAAGAAAAACCGTATATGTGTTAACATCCCACCACGACATGGTAAGTCCCAGTTGGTATCTATATTCTTCCCAGCGTGGTTTTTAGGGCGTAATCCCAATAAAAAAGTGATGATGGTGTCCCACACCACTGATTTAGCGGTAGATTTTGGTCGTAAAGTACGTAATTTGATCTCTACAGATGAATACAAAGCTATATTTCCTACGGTAGCTTTAGCTGTAGACTCTAAGTCTGCCGGTAGATGGAACACAAATACGGGTGGAGAATACTATGCGTGTGGTATTGGATCATCTATCGCAGGTCGTGGAGCTGATTTACTACTTATTGATGACCCTCATTCGGAACAAGATGTTATTAACGGTAACTTTGAAGTATTCGAGAAGGCTTACGAGTGGTTTACATACGGCGCTCGTACTCGTCTGATGCCGGGTGGGCGTGTAGCAATCATACAAACTCGTTGGCATATGGATGACTTAACAGGGCGTGTTGTTACGGATATGGCACAGAATGATATGGCTGACCAGTACGACATAGTTGAGTTTCCTGCTATACTTGAAGTAGCTAACAAGAAAGGCTCTGGGTATACTGGGAAACCGTTATGGCCTGAGTTTTTTGATCTTGACGCACTTATGCGAACTAAAGCATCTATGCCTTCATTTCAATGGAACGCACAGTATCAGCAGGAACCTACAGCGGAAGAAGCATCTATCGTAAAACGGGAATGGTGGCAGAAATGGGGTGATAAAGAAGCTCCCATGTGTGAATATATTATCATGTCCCTTGATGCTGCAGCAGAGTCTCACAACCGTGCTGACTACACAGCACTTACCACGTGGGGTGTTTTCTTGAACGAAGAGACTGGTATTCATAACATAATACTGCTAAACAGTATTAAGAAACGTATGGAGTTTCCCGAACTGAAGGCTTTGGCTTTTGAAGAATACGAAACGTGGGAGCCAGATTCTTTCATTGTTGAGAAGAAAAGTTCTGGTACTGCTCTATACCAAGAGATGCGTAGGATGGGGCTTCCAGTACAGGAGTATACTCCACATAGAGGATCAGGAGATAAACTTGCACGATTAAACTCTGTTGCTGATATTGTAGCTTCTGAGTTAGTATGGATACCCTCTACTCGGTGGGCAGAAGAAGTTGTAGAAGAAATTGCTGGATTTCCTTTTATGAGCCATGATGACTTGGTTGACTCTACGGTTATGGCTCTTATGAGGTTTAGACAAGGTGGGTTTATACGTTTACCTTCAGACGAACCAGAAGAAATACAGTATTTTAAATCTCGGCAAGGCGGCTATTATTAGGATATATCATGGCTATTGAAAAAGCATTAACACCTCTACCTGAAGAAGATAAAGAGTCTGTTGGAGAAAGTTTGGAAATTGAAATCGTAAATCCAGATATGGTTACTCTGGATGACGGTAGCGTTGAAGTTACACTAATCCCCGGACAGACGGGAAGTAGTAGTGACGCTTTCGATGCTAACTTGGCAGAGTCGCTTGATGAAGGCGTACTTGAAGGATTATCTGATGACTTAGTAGGAGCAGTAGATGCTGACATTGATTCTCGCAAGGACTGGGCGGATGCGTTCGTTAAAGGATTGGATGTCCTTGGTTTCAAATATGAGGAGCGCAGTGAGCCGTGGGAAGGCGCGTGTGGTGTATATTCTACAGTGCTTGCGGAAGCGGCTATCCGGTTTCAAGCGGAGACTATGAGTGAGACTTTCCCAGCATCAGGTCCAGTAAAGACCAAAATTATTGGGGAAGATACAAAAGAAAAAGAAGAAGCTGCTGCCCGCGTTAAAGCGGATATGAATTATGAACTCACAGAACGTATGGTTGAGTATCGTCCTGAACATGAACGCTTATTATATAGTTTAGGACTTGCAGGATCTGCATTTAAGAAAGTGTACTTTGATCCTAACATAGATCGACAGGTAGCAATCTATATCCCACCTGAAGATGTTATCGTGCCTTATGGCGCATCCCATGTCGAAAGTGCTGAACGTGTTACGCATATAATGCGTAAAACCAAGAACGAGCTGAAAAAACTTCAGGTAAATGGGTTTTACAGGGATATGGAGCTTAATGAGCCACAACCATATCATACAGACATAGAAGAACGTAAAGCAGAAGAAGGCGGGTATTCTATAACAGATGATAACCGCTATGCGTTATATGAGATACACGCTGACCTTGTTATCGAAGGTATAGATGATTCTGATGATGAAATTGCAAAACCATACGTAGTTACTATTGAGCGCGGCACTGGCAATGTTCTCGCGGTTCGCAGAAACTGGAACCCCGATGACCCGCTTATGCAGAAGCGTCAGCACTTCGTACACTATGTATATGTGCCGGGATTTGGGTTTTACGGTCTTGGGCTTATTCATATTATTGGTGGGTACGCTCGCGCAGGTACGAGCCTCATTCGTCAACTTGTAGACGCAGGTACTCTATCTAACCTTCCCGGTGGTATTAAATCTCGTGGCTTACGTATTAAAGGAGATGATACACCGATTGAACCGGGTGAGTGGCGTGACGTAGATGTGCCATCTGGTAGCATCCGTGACAATATTATGCCACTTCCATACAAGGAACCGTCACAGGTTCTTGTAGCACTTCTTAACCAGATTACAACAGAAGGCCGTAGGCTTGGGGCTATCAGTGATATGAATATCTCTGATATGTCGGCTAATGCCCCCGTTGGTACGACATTGGCGCTACTTGAGCGAACCCTCAAGCCTATGGCCGCAGTCCAAGCCCGTGTGCATTATGCTATGAAGCAGGAGTTTAAACTTCTCAAAGCTATCATGGCTGAATATGCACCTGAACAGTATACATATCAACCATACAGAGGGGGGATGAACGCACGTAGAGCAGATTATGACTCTGTAGATGTAATACCTGTTAGTGATCCGAACAGTTCTACTATGGCACAACGGGTTGTACAGTATCAGGCTGTTTTACAGATGGCACAGTCCGCACCGCAAATATACGACCTACCTCAGTTACACAGGCAGATGATAGAAGTGCTTGGAGTAAAGAACGCAGATAAACTTGTTCCTACAGAGGACGATGCACTACCAGTCGATCCAGTAAGCGAAAACATGGCTGCACTTGTAGGCAAGCCCATGAAAGCGTTTTTGTATCAGGATCACGATGCTCATATCGCTACACATACGGCATTTATGCAAGATCCTATGGTTGCTCAGTCAATTGGTCAAAATCCTCAAGCACAGCAGATTATGGCATCTTTACAAGCTCATATAGCAGAACATCTAGGATTTAGTTACCGTAAACAGATAGAAGAACGCTTGGGTGTACCACTTCCACCACCTGACCAACCGCTATCTGAAGAAGTTGAAGTTGAACTTGCCAAACTTGTTGCAGATGCAGGTAAACAACTTACACAAGCACATCAACAACAAGCTGCCCAGCAACAAGCACAAGAACAGGCTCAAGATCCAGTTCTTCAGTTACGGCGTGAAGAAGTTGCTGTTAAACAAGCAGAAGTACAACGCAAAGCCCAGAAAGATCAAGCTGATGCTGTTCTGCAGCAAGCTGATTTACAACGTAAATCACAAAAAGATCTTGCAGATGCAGCTATAAATGCCCAACGAGTAGAAAATGAACAGGCAAATATAGTTGTAGGCGCACAGAAAGCTAAAGCAGGTATTGATGCTGACGTCAAACGTGAGTCTGATAAATTAGATCTTGAGATATTCAAGACTGTAACTGAACCTAATAAGAACCAACCCTCTTGAAGGAGCAATATAACTTATGGCAAAAACCGTCTTTGACGTGCTTAAAGAACGTATCGGGGAACAGCGTTCCTCTGCAGTAACTTTCCTATCAAACGGCAGTCCAAAAGACTTTTCTGAGTATAGGGAATTATGTGGTGTTATCCGAGGTCTAGACACCGCACTTTCACATATTGATGACCTCTCGCGTAACTTTTTGGAAGATGAAGATAATGACTAAAACAGCAGTACAATCTATTGCTAGCGAAGAAGAATTTGATGCTCAACTACCTATACCGGCTGGGTACAGATTGCTAGTAGCGTTACCAGACATTGAAGATACCTATCAAGGTACTTCACTCCTTAAAACAGATGTAGAGAAGCATCGTGAATATATTCTCTCTATTATGGGGGTTGTTCTGGACATGGGTGATAGCGCATATACTGACAAAGAACGATTTCCTAGTGGTCCTTGGTGTAAAGTAGGAGATTACGTTATGTTTCGTATGAATACAGGCACTCGTTTTAAGGTTAATGGTAAAGAGTTTCGATTAATGAATGACGATTCCATTGAGGCAGTTATCCCTGATCCTCGTGGTATTTGCAATGTATAGGAGATAAGATATGCCTTTTGAGAAAGTTGAATTTAGTTTTCCAGAACCTGATGATACAGAAAAGTCATCAGCTATAGAAATTGAAGCCTCTAGTGCTATGGATGTTAAATCTCCTAATAAAAAATCAACAAAAGATGAATCTAAATCTGATGATTTTGAGGTTGAAGTTGTTGATGATACGCCTAAAGCAGATAGAGGGCGTAAAGTTTCCGAACCCCCTGAAGAAGTTACTGATGAAGAGCTTGAAGATTATTCTGATAAAGTTCGCAATAGAATCAAACACTTTAGTAAAGGATACCATGATGAGCGCCGTGCAAAAGAAACAGCTCTTCGTGAACGAGAAGAGCTTGAACGGTATGCTCAAAAACTATTAGAAGAGAACAAAGGGTTAAAAAGTTCACAGACTAAAAACCAAACTGTTCTTTTAGATCAAGCAAAGCGTAGTGCTGATTCTGAGCTAGAAATAGCTAAACGTGAGTACAAAGAAGCGCATGAAGCAGGTGATACAGATGCACTAGTAGAAGCGCAAGAAAAGTTAACAACTGCTAAGATTAAATCTGATCGCTTAAATAACATTCAATTACCTTCTTTACAGGAAGAAGAAACTACTGTAGAAGAAGTTAGTACGCAACCTGCCCCAGTGCAGGTTGATGAACGTGCTAACGAATGGGCCAAGGCTAATCCTTGGTTTGGTTCAGACGATGAAATGACAAGTTACGTACTGGGACTGCATAATAAACTTGCCAAACAAGGTATGGACCTACAAAGTGACGAATACTACGAGACTATTGATGCTCGTATGCGTAAAGTATTCCCAGAAGAATTTGAGGATACTGAAGAAGAAAAGGTAACGCCGAAACGTCAGGCCAATGTGGTTGCACCCGCTACGCGGAGTACTTCTCCTAAAAAGATTGTACTAACGCAAACACAAGTAAACCTAGCAAAGCGTTTAGGAGTTCCCCTTGAAGACTACG